TTCTTGATAGCCTTGTCTTGATATGCCTATTTTTTGGCTCATTTTATCTATTTCATCAGTCGCTTCGGCGGCTTTACTCGCCATTCCGAATAATGCTGTTCCTGCCGCCGCCATACCTGCCCCAATAGCTACGCCCCATTTGCCGGCAGTCTTAATGCCATTGCCAAGTTTATTGCCTAAGCTTTCTGCTTTCTTTTCTGTTTTGGCTATGCTATCTTCTGCCTTGTCGGTATTGACAAGAACAGAACCAAACATTTTGAATACTTCAAAAGCCATTTATTCTTCACCCCACTTAAAGGTTTTTAATATTTCTGATACATCTTCAAGAATTTCTTCTTCTGATTTGTTGTCTTTGGTTTTATTAGATCCAAGTTGAATTTTAAAATCATCAAATGATAGATAATCGTATTTTGCTATCCATCTAAAATATAATTTGTCATCTGCTTCTTTTTCGTATGCTTTATTTAATAATTCCGTTCCCGTTAAAAAGTCCATTTTAAATACGTATTCAATATTTGAGTATCGTTTTAATAGCAAGTCAATACTGTCTATTTCATCAATCGACCTGCTGATTTGAAAAAACTTGATATGCCTGGCTTATTCTTAAATTCTTCAAGATACTTTAACCCTTCTTCAAATGGAAGTTTTAAATATTCTTCAGGTGTTATTCCAACCAAGCTTGCCAAAAATCCATTAACTTCTTTTTCAGCTAGGTGCAAATTCTCAAATACTGTTATAATCAATTCAAACCCTGCTTGTTCTTGTGTTTTTCCTTCGATTACTACATCGGATTTTAGTTGCATTTTTTTTAATATCTTTGACATTGTATAGACATCTTGCATTGTTAAATCTCTCATGTTTTCCTCCGTTTAGAAAAAAAGGGATTAATTAAAACCCCTTATGCTTCTACTGTAACATCAACTGTAATATTGTTGCCCTTGTCCATCATCAATGTGAATACATAGGTTGCATTAGCCAAAGTTGTAAGATATTCTTTTTCTAACGTCACTGTGCCTGCTGCTAACGTGTAGCCTGTTGCTATAACGTATTGATCGCCGATTTTAACGCCGCCAGTGACAGCATTATCAGATGATGTTATTGTTAGTACGATGTCAGCTGGCGCTGCTTTGCTAAATGTATGGTCAGCATCATCTACTGTGTTGGTTATTGCTTTCGGATAATAGATTTTGAATGGTGGAGTATTTAAATCTGTGTCTGTATAGTGACCCATAAAGGTCAAAGCCAATACTGCCTCTGCCTTATCTGCAACGTTGACAGTTAAACCACCTGTGTTTAATGCGTTATAAACTTGAATTACAACAGGAGCATTTGTCCCACTCAACAAGCCTACCCAAGTTATATTATCAATGTAATCAGTTAATGCAATCTCGTTTTTAGCTGTTATGATATCATAATTTGCTGACGTAGCTGTATCAACTGAACTTGCTGCTAATGCGTTTTGGATAGTTGATTTCTTAACTTCCTTAACGTTAGCCATCAAAGTAATAACCCACTCATCAATAACTTGCAATCCTTTTGCAGCACCTTTTATGCCATCAACTTCAATTTTTCTAATTGTTGGTATCGCACTAAACGTTCCTCCGCCTGATGTCGCACCAATTAACTTCCCTGCAGTAACCGCACTTGCAAAAGTGTCAGTTCCAACATAAAAGTTTTTAAAAAACGCACCTGCGTCTAATAACAGGCTCTTAGGCGTTTCGGCTGTATATCCTGAATAATTAGCCATATGTTTATTCTCCTTTCATTTCATGTAATTGTATTTCAAACAGAAGTCTTTTTCTAATAACTTCTTTGTCAGATTCTCTTACTGTTTGTCTTGCCCCTTGATAAATTGTCATTTGTAACACACCATCAATATAATGCATCTCATTTAGTGCAAATTGTATATTGTCAGCCAAAACCTCTGCGTTAATACTTCCATTTCCGTAATCTAAAACATTAATTTCTAATTGAAATAATGTTTTCCCATGCGTATAAGTGAGTTCGCTAAGTTCATAAACTACATATGGATGAGTGGCATTATCAGCCGCTATCTCATAATAAACATTTGTTGTGATTGCTGTCAGTTTTGATTGCAATACTTTTCTTAAAAAAATTGTCTTACTCATTAGACACCTTCTCACTTTCGTCTATTAACGCTAACGCTCTCGCTTCATCTTCTAGTGCCGAAAGATATTGGCTTTGTATTTTTACAATCGTAGGTATATTATCTGCAACTGATGTGTATAAGGCTGATTGTTTTGGGATTGATTCGGTTCCAATCTCTTGAAAAATTCCATAAAATCCGCCCGGCTTAAAACCAATTTGCAAATCCATTTCTCTTTTTCTAACCCAATACTGTGTGTTTTTTGCTAATCTACCTGTTTTTCTTTTTATTTTTTTTCTTGTTTCTCTCGCAATAAACTTCCCGACATCTTTCAAGGCTGCTCTTGTTAATTCCTGAATTGTGTAATTGGCTTTGTCGACTGACGAAATGAACGTCATGCCATCTTTTTTGCTGAATTTTGTAACACTTTTAGGCATTGGCATTTAATATCACCTCGTCACGACTATTTCAAGTTCATTAGTATTTTTTTTGTAGGTTCTAAGCACCTTATATTTATTGTTATTGTATTCAATATCTTGCTGGTCATCATAGTCATAATAGTCAGCCAAAACAAAAGTATACTCTGGTTTTAGACCTACCGCCATTGATTCATACGTTTCTTTCATACCGATACTTCTGATGTCAGCAAATACTTCTTTTTCTGTGACAGTTTCGACCATATCACCGATATCATTAGTTGATAAAGTTATAGTTAATAAAGTTATTAATTCATTATACAACCTCAACCACCACCATATAACCCGTTGATTTTCGTAAACAATCTAATTGATATTGCCAGCTAGTGAAAAACCCTTCTCGCATTTTAAGATCGGATGCAAAAGAATATTTACAATATGTTTTTATAGCATCAAGTATCAAAGCATCTGTTTCTATTATTGATGCATTTTTTATTCCCGCACGTTCCATTTCCGATTTAGCAGCCGAGATAGTTGCCGAAACTTCTGTATCTAGTTTAGTATGGCTTATTCTTAATGCTTTTTTTACATCATCTAACACAGCCATTTAATCACCTACTTCTTTTTAATTGCAGTTTCTATTGCTTTTTCCTTCTTAACTATTTTGACCTCTATGACTTCTTCTATCAAAGGTGTTGAAGATGCCGAGAGTAGTTCAAGTACTCTCGACTTATTAACTTCAAATTCTTCTCCAACTTCTCTAATAGTGTTTTCTTTTAGATCAGTAAACTTTATTAGAGTTTTAACTTTCATTACGCAGCCACACCTACAGTAACAAGTGCTCCTGCTTTATCGTTTGTTAAAGTTCCTTCTGCTATAGCAAATCCTGCAATAGTATGAACGTGCTTTTTAATGTCATTGTCTTTTTCTAACATAATATCTTGTACTATGTTATAGATGAATTGTGTCGGGTCAAGTATAAGCACCTCACCAGCTACAAGCGCATCTTCCTCTTTAATTCCCTTACCAAACAATTGACCTGAAATAGCATCTTGATAATTTGGAATAAATCCTAACAATCCTTCCATGCCTGTCATATTAGCTATGTTTCCGTAGAACGTTGCGTTATTGGCGTATACGTTCACTTTTCCAGTTCCTTTTAATAGTCCAAGTCCTTTTAATATATCCTCTTTTGCTAGTGTTCCTGGAAGCACTGCTGCAAAATTATTTGCTGCTGCTAAGTCTAATTTAATCTGTGCTACTATATCTTTTGTCATTGCTGCACCAATTCTGTTTGCTATTTCTTTTACTAAATATTGCTCAAATGCTGGTATAGATAATTTTCCAAGTCTGTAAGAAAAGTCTACGTGTTTAGAGAAGTCTTTTCCTGATAATGAAACACTAACAAATGTATTTTCTTCATCATCATTAGCAACACCCTCTAAAACTACCGCCGCATCACCTGTAACAATAGCAGTATGCTTAACAATGGAAATAACCGCACCAGTTCTCAATACTTGAACATCTGCCAATAATGGATGTGCCTCTTCCATTGTTGAATAAATCTTATTTTGTAATTCTGCAGGCATAACCACTTCT